AATAAAATAAAAACAAAAAAAATGGCAATTACTTACAAATGGGAAATCCCACAAATGAATGCTCACATTGAACAAGCGGGCAAAAGCAATGTAATCTACGTAGTACATTTCAGATATTCAGGTTCTGAGGAGATTGACGGAATTACTTATTATGACACGTCTATTGGAACTCAAAGCTACCAATACGAAGAAGGAGGCGATTTTGTGCCTTACGAAAACACCGAAGCTTTTGAAGCTATAGTTATTGGATGGTTAGAAGGATCGCTAAATGTTGAAGAAATGCAAACTTCTATAGCTGAAGGTATACAATCTCAGATTACACCTGTAAATGAGGATTTGTATTTTACATGGCAACAAGCTACACTTGCTGAGCCTTCTATTGACGAAGAGGAGTAAATAATTAACAATTAGTAAAATGCGTAATAATATAGTTATGTATAACAATCAAATATAATTAAAAATGTCAAAAAAAATTACAGAAGAAGAATTATCTAAATTACAAGAACTTGTAAAAAGCTTTAATCAACATCAAGCAAAGATTGGAGAGTTAGAATTAGAGAAGCATAGGGTGCTTCATTCAGTTGATACAATACAAAAATCTATAGTAGATTTGCAAGCGGACCTTAAGGAGGCTTACGGAGACTGCACAATAGATATCAACGACGGTACAATCGGAGAACCACAGGATGAGTCTGATACGAAAAATTAGTATCGGGAGAGACTATAAAAATGACGCCATGCACTACTCGGTAAAACAAGAAGTGTATGGAGGTCATATTATAGACAGCATAGTAGAGGGAGAAGAAAAGTATTCTATCTACATAAAAAAAGGAACAGAAGTTTTACCTTGGAAAGATTTTAACAAAACAATGGCAATATCTGTTGAATATAATTTAGATTATTAATGAATAGTTTGTTTTGCTTTATAATAGAACCAAAAGGGGATAGAACCACTTCTAAGAAAAACATAAACGGTGTTGATTTAATATTAAACACTGAATTGCAAAATCATTCTTATGTTAACAGGGTAGGGATTGTAAAAGCAATTCCGCTTGCTATAAGTACTGAAATTAAAGTAGGTGACGAAGTTATAGTTCATCACAATGTATTTAGAAGATTTTATGACGTTAGAGCTATAGAGAAAAATAGTAAAGCATATTACAAAGATAATATGTATTTAGTTCAGCCAGATCAAATCTACGCTTACAATAAAAATAAAAAATGGAAAGCTATTAAAGGGTTTTGCTTTATTAAACCTTTAAAAGAAGATAAAATGTTTTCGATGGACTTTGAAAAAGAAGGAATTGGAATTGTTAAATTTACAGATGGTTCCATTGAAAAAGATTCTTTAGTCGGATTTAAACCCGGTTTTGAATATGAATTTTTTATAGAAAAACAAAAATTATATAGAGTTCCTACAAATCAAATTACAATTAAATATGAATATCAAGGAAACGAAAAAGAATATAATCCAAGCTGGGCATAAAGCAGTTGAGGAATTAATAAAAGTAGCAGGTGAAAAGATCGTAGATTCAGGAGACGACATATCCGCTGATAGGCTTAAAAACGCTGCAGCTACTAAAAAGCTAGCTATATTTGATGCTTTTGAAATTCTTAATAGAATTAATGACGAGCAAGATATGCTTGACGACAAGCCTAAGGAAGAGATAAAGCAAAAATCATTTAGTGGATTTGCGGAAAAAAGATCTACATAATGTACGAGCAAACTTTATATAAAATAATAGAGCCCGTAAAGCTTACCACCATATCTAGGCTTAATAAAGCCAGGAAGTGGCAATATGGATACAACAAAGAAAACGATATTGTTGTAATAAGTAAAACAGGTCAAATAGGAGAAATATACGATATACAAGGACTTAAGATAGCATTGCCTAAAGCTCCCGCTAAATTAAGTAAAATTAATAACAAATGGAAGCCAGAGGAATATCCTAAGGAGCTTAAATCAATTAGCAGTATATTTGATTGGAGGGAATATCCAGAGAGCTTTCAGACTAAATGGGAACCCTATATAGATGAACAATTTAAAAGAAGAGACGAAGGCTATTGGTTCAATAATAAGGGCTTGGCTACTTACATTACTGGTACTCACTTTATGTACTTGCAGTGGAGTAAAATTGACGTCGGGCAACCAGACTTTCGAGAAGCAAATAGACTATTCTTTATATTCTGGGAAGCTTGTAAAGCAGATTCACGGGCCTATGGAATGTGCTACCTTAAGAATCGTAGAAGCGGGTTTTCATTCATGTCCTCGGCTGAAACAGTCAATCTTGCAACAATATCAAGCGATGCACGATTCGGGATATTGTCAAAATCTGGTTCCGATGCTAAGAAGATGTTCACAGATAAGGTCGTCCCGATATCCGTCAACTACCCCTTCTTCTTTAAGCCAATCCAAGACGGTATGGACAGGCCAAAAACCGAGCTTGCCTACAGGATCCCCGCTTCGAGGCTTACAAGGAAATCCATCCAAGCCAGAAAAAGCACGGAAACACTTGAGGGATTAGATACAACAATTGACTGGAAAAATACTGGTGACAACTCCTATGATGGAGAAAAATTAAAACTATTAGTACATGACGAAAGTGGAAAGTGGGAAAGACCAGATAATATATTAAACAACTGGAGAGTAACTAAAACCACTCTTAGGTTAGGATCTAGAGTTATTGGTAAATGTATGATGGGCTCAACATCAAACGCTTTAGATAAAGGAGGAGCAAACTTTAAAAAGCTTTATTCTAATTCTAACGTAGCAAAAAGAAACAAGAACGGTCAAACGGCTTCTGGGTTGTACTCTTTGTTTATACCCATGGAATGGAATTATGAAGGGTTTATTGATGAATATGGAATGCCTGTGTTTGATGAACCTAAAGAAAAAACTCAAGGTCCACACGGTGACGCTATAGACATCGGGATTATAGAACATTGGGATAATGAGGCAGATGGTTTAAAAGGAGACCAGGATGCTTTAAACGAGTTCTACAGGCAGTTTCCTCGTACAGAGGAGCACGCTTTTAGAGATGAGACAAAAAACAGTATATTTAATTTAGCAAAAATATACGAACAGATAGATTATAACGAAGATTTAAAGAATACTAATATTGTAAGCACCGGCAGTTTTGCTTGGGAAAATGGCGTAAAAGATTCTAGAGTGTTGTTTACTCCGAATCCTCAAGGTCGATTTAAGATAACCTGGGTTCCAAATGCTGACTTGCAAAATAGACAGATTATAAAAAACGGATATAAATATCCGGGCAATGAGCACGTAGGTGCTTTTGGGTGTGATAGTTACGATATATCAGGGACCGTAGGAGGCACTGGATCAAACGGAGCACTCCATGGATTAACAAAGTTTAGTATGGAGGATGCACCTCCTAATTCGTTTTTTTTAGAATACGTAGCAAGACCTCAAACGGCTGAGATGTTTTTTGAGGATGTATTAATGGCTTGCGTGTTTTATGGAATGCCTTTATTGTGTGAAAATAATAAACCTAGGCTTTTATATTATTTTAAAAGAAGAGGCTATAGAGGATATTCAATGAATAGACCTGACAGGCTTTGGAATAAGCTTTCGGTTGCTGAAAAAGAAATAGGGGGAATACCTAATTCAAGTGAAGATATAAAGCAAGCACATGCTGCTGCTATAGAATCTTATATAGACAAATACGTGGGATTAAAAGAAGACGGAAATTATGGAGATATGTATTTTGTAAACACTTTAAATGATTGGGCTGGGTTTGATATAAACAACAGAACAAAATTTGATGCATCCATTAGTTCAGGATTAGCCGCTATGGCTTGCAATAAAAACTTGTATAAACCTGTAGGGCTTATGCAAAAACAAAAATTAAATATAAATATCGCTAAATTTACTAATAGCGGTTCAACATCAAAAATAATAAAATAAGTATGGCCGGATCAGTTGCAAAAAGTTTTTTCCCTAGTCAAGTTGCTAGTGATGCTGAAAAAATGTCTGAAGAATACGGACTAAAAGTCGGTAAAGCTATTCAAGATGAATGGTTTAACTTAGACTCAAGTGCGAATAGATTTAAGAGTAATCAACACACATTTCATAACTTAAGACTATACTCTAGAGGCGAGCAGCCTATACAAAAATATAAAGATGAGCTATCTATAAATGGAGATTTGTCTTATTTAAATTTAGACTGGAAACCTGTTCCAATTATACCTAAATTTGTAGATATTGTTGTTAACGGAATTTCTGAAAGAACTTTTGATATAAATGCTTATTCTCAAGATCCATATGGAGTAAGCAAAAGAACAGCTTATATGGAAAGCGTGCTTAGGGACATGTACACTAAGGAGCTTAACCAATTTGTAGAAAAAGAGTTTGGTGTAAATATGTTTGAAAATTCACCTGATACATTACCAGATACAAAAGAAGAGCTAGAGGTTCATATGCAGATGGGTTATAAGCAAGCCGTTGAAATGGCAAATGAACAAGCTATTAACACGTTGCTGAACGGAAATAATTACGAGTTAACTAAAAAAAGGTTTTACTACGATTTAACAACAATAGGTATAGGTGCTGTAAAAAATAGATTTACATTATCAGAAGGTGTTAAAGTAGAATATGTTGATCCAGCTAATTTAGTTTATTCTTATACTGAATCACCTTACTTTGATGATATATATTATGTAGGGGAAGTTAAAGACGTTACTATAAATGAATTAAAAAAAGAGTTTCCTAACTTAACTGATGAGCAATTAAAAAAAGTGTCGAATACGTCATATCAAAGCTCTAGCTTTTATGACAGGCCTTTAAATAACTCTGCAACTCCTGATGTAAATACTGTTCAGGTTTTGTATTTTAATTTTAAAACCTATATGAACGAGGTTTATAAAGTTAAAGAAACTGCTACAGGAGCATCTAGAATAGTATTAAGAGATGATCAATTTGATCCACCTGTAGAAATGCTTGAAGAACAATTTGGTAAGTTATCAAGGTCTTTAGAAGTGTTATATGAAGGTGTTCTTATTTTAGGCACAAACTATTTGCTAAGATGGGAAATGGCAAAAAATATGATGCGTCCCAAGAGTGATTACAGTAAAGTTAAAATGAACTATAGCATTGTAGCCCCTAGAATGTATAAAGGAAAGATTGAATCTTTAGTAAGCCG